GGTGGCGCTAATAACTAAAAAGCCACCTACTGCCCTTAAATTTACTTACTAAGAAAAGGGAACTTTATGAGCGATTGCATAATGTCAAAAAACCAGCCCCAAAAAGACGGATACTGCTATGAGACTAGAGGTGGTAAGCGTCAGGGGTCTCACAGGTGGGAATGGGAAGAAAATCATGGGGAAATACCAGAAGGGTTGATGATTTGTCATAAATGCGACAATCCTTCTTGTAAAAACATAGACCATTTGTTTATGGGCACCAACTCCGATAACCAAAAAGACAAAAGATTAAAGGGGAGAGCTTGTAGAGGTAAGTCCCGTCACAATGCTAGACTTAACAAACAGCTCGTAATATGGATTAGGGGCTCCAAAGAATCAAAGCGAGTATTAGCTTCTTTGATAGGTGTTGATCCCGAAACAGTTCGTAGAGCTAGAAAAGGAATAACTTGGGCTCACGTCAAATAATTTTTTTAACACCGCAGGCGCAGGTCGGGCAAATAACAGCGCCAGCCAGAGCCAACCGCATCTCCTTGGAATACCGAATAGGTGGGTGATCTGGACGGAGAAGCTACGAGACAGCTAGACCCGCAGACGCGGGCACTTTTTGCTATACTCAAGCAATAAACCCAACCGGATGCCGCAATGGCCGACCTAAAAAAGATCCAAGCCGAACGAGAACGCGACGTGTTGCGGGCTTTCCGTGACTCTGTGCAGTCTATCCGCGACCAGGCGACCATTCAGGAGATCGTCAGGCTGCTAGAGGTCGGCAACGTCGAGGGCGTCATAACCTTACTGCAACTTGATGATGCCACTTTCCAACCTGTCACAGAGGCTATACGCCAGTCATACATAACAGGCGGCATAACCGGTGCGGCTCAAGTCGGCGTGATACCTGTGGCGACTGGCACGCTTGTGGCGAGGTTTAATATTCGGTTGCCTCGTGCGGAAGCGTGGATTTCTAGCATGTCCAGCCGGATGATTACTGAGGTCTTTGTAGAGCAACAGGCAATGGTACGCTCTGTCTTAACGGATGCGCTAGCCGCAGGCGCTAACCCTCGCAGCTCAGCACTTGATTTAGTCGGGCGCGTAGACAGGCAGACCCGCAAGCGTTCCGGCGGTTTTATTGGTATGACCGAGAAACAGGCGCAATGGTCAGTTAATGCGCGGCAGGAAATGCAAGACCTCAACCCAAACTATTTAACACGGGCTTTGCGTGATAAACGCTTCGATGCGCCTTTTAAAAAGGCTGTGCGTGACGGTAATCCGATGCGTAGCGCACAGATTGACGCCGCCATTACTCAGATGCAGAACCGTACTCTGCGGTATCGTGGCGAGGTCATATCGCGCACGGAGTCAATCAACGCGCTACGGGCCGGGCAGGTTGAATCCATTGCTCAGGCCATTGATACCGGCGAAGTGGGCGAAGGTGAGACGACTAAGGAATGGGACTCCAGCGGCGATGCACGTACGCGCCCAACACACGCAATAGCAGATGGGCAAAAGCGGGCGTTTGATCAGCCGTTCAGTGTGGGCGGGTCTGCATTGATGTATCCAGGTGATCCAAGCGGGCCGGCTGCTGAAACTATCCAGTGCCGGTGTATTCAGGTTGTTGAAATTGATTTTGGGGCGAGTGTCGCTAAGGTGGAAGGGTTTGGCTAACGTAACAGTAAGCGAGTGGGCAGCAAAGACGCAGGCTAGGTTAGATGCCGTCTTTAAGACAGCCGCACAGGACATAGCCCGCGAGGTGCAGACGCCTAGAGCCAAGGGGGGTAAGTTGCCCGTAGACACGGCTTTCCTTCGCAACAGCTTTGCGGCAGACGTTAACAGCACGCCAAGCGGCAACGGCAATTCGTCTTATTCTGCGGGGCCAATCAGCATCGTTATAAACCGTGCTAAAATAGGTGATCGTGTTGTATTTGGGTGGGGCGCAAATTACGCAATCTACATGGAGGCGCGGTACAGCTTCCTTCGCAGCGCTGCGCAGAACTGGCAGCAGATTGTCGATAAATCGGCGCAAAAAGTTAGAGCGAGGGTAGGCGGATGACACCAACTAACACCACAATAGCCACAGCACTCTTTAGCCAGCTTACCGCCGCAGAGCTCGGCTACCCTATCGCATGGCCTGGCGCAGACTTCACGCCGCCAGCTTCAGGCATCTGGCTAGAGCCTATGGTGATGCCTAACACCGGCATCGACAACGGTTTAGCACCAACAGACGGCACAGTGCCGCAGGGCTTGTTCCAAGTCGCTGTATACGACAGGCCCGGGCGCGGCATTCTTGAAGTTAACCGGGCAGCGGATGATGTCAAAGCTGCATTCCTAAAGAACGCCACGATCACGGGCCTGGTTCGGGTGCAGCGCCATCCGTGGAGCTTTGAGATACAGCCAGAAGATGATCGACTTGCGGTGATTGTCACCATTCCATATACAGGTTAGAATGCTTGCTTGGCTCGTCGTGATGACGCCCTGTTTTATCTGCCCTGCTTATGTGGGGTTTTTTGCGTCTAGAGCTACGCTATTTTCCTCGCCCGCGCATGTGCTATACTACCCTCAGCAGTTTCTAGGACTGCCCGTCGTGATGACGAATTATCCAAATTTGGAGCACAGCAATGCCGCAAATCACCAGTACAGGCACGATCTTTTCTATAGTAGCGGGTGACCCCGCAACCTTTGACGAAGCCGGTTACGATGCAATGACTTTTGTCCTTGTTGGCGGAGTTATTGACCTGCCCGAATATGGCCCAACCGTTCAGGTCGTAGAATCAAACCCTCTTGCTACTGGCGTGACTGAGAAGTTTAAAGGCTTTATCAACAACGGCAGTCAGTCAGTTGGCCTTAACTTCGACTCCGAAGACGCTGGCCAGACGGTCCTCAAAGATGGCACTGAAGGCTCAACCAAAAACCAGCAGCACGCTGTAAAGATTGAGTATCAAGACGGCTCTGTTGACTTTTACAGCGCCCGAATCTTCAGCTACACCAAGGCCCCAGGTTCCGCCAACAGCATGGTAGGATCAACCGCAAACCTAGAAATCAACACGGTTATTGTGCGCGTTGCAGCGTCTTAAGTTTTAACCAGTTTTGACGGGCTAGGGCAACCAAAAAGCGGCTTCATCCACCGCCTGCCCGTCAACCTAAATCCCGGATGCTTATCGCAAGGCATGAGATATGAAACTCGCAAAAGACGAATCCAATATTCTACAAATGTTTGACACCGAATCAGCATCTGAAACCGGCTCGTGGTTGCATCTAGCCAAGCCCGGCACTGATGGCGATTTGGCGTATGCCGGAAAAGGCACAGACAAACCCCTACGCATCAAGCTCAAAGGCCCAGACTCCGGCACATGGACAGCATTCCAGCGCAAAGCAATGAAGGGTAGCGGCAAGAAAGACACACGCACGGCAAAAGAAATTGCCCGCGAAGATGCAAACCTGTTTGCGCGGATGACGCTGGAAACCGAGAACATTCCCGGCTATCAAGACGCTGACGAAGCCGCGCTGATTCATATGTTTTTCAAGTACAAAGACATCCGTGTGCAATCTTTGCGCTGGGTGCTGAATCAGGAAAATTTTATTCAGCTGGCCGAGACAGATTAAAGCTCTGGGCTGGACAGATAGGTTGGATGCACTCAGTACCGCAGCGGGCGCGTAAAGAGGACAAGCGCAATCGTTACGAGCAGTACGGCGAAGGGCATCCCTACACTTGCACCCCTGAGATCAGGGGGCTGGAGTACCTGGCAAGCGCAGTGCAAGAGTTAGGGTTAGTTGGGCAGGGGGGTATGTCAATCAGCCCGACTAGCTGGCAAGAGATCGAGAGCTACATCCGGCTAACAGGATCATGGCTTTCTAGCTGGGATGCGCAGATGCTGATGGAAATGTCTAGGGCGTATGTCAATTGGCGCAACAAAGGCAGCGAGCAGTCCGACATTGCAGACGACGTGCCTTACATTGAGCGCAATGAAGATACGCTAGCGGCTATGCATAGTCATTTGATAGAAAGCCGGGATAGATCAGCCGATTTGGCGGCGCAAGCAAC